GCGTAAACCTTACGCCGGATCACCGTACCACCGACAAGGCTTTGCAGATCCTCCGCCATTCCTGTGACCATACCGTGCAAATTTGACACACTCAGCGTTGGTCTGGCGCTGGCTCCTTTACCGTTCAGCTCAAAGCCTGCCCCCTGAATGGGATATGCCTGATACAGTCGCCCCTGCCAGGTGACAGCTTCGCCTTTTTCATTCTGCTCATTACAGAAAAAGTAACGTTCGCCCCCGACTTCCGTCAGATCAATTTCCCAGAGCACCACCTGAGCCGACTGCGTGAGGCGGATCGCCTCGTGATGTGTAGCCTGCGGAATATCCTGCATCCGTATCTCCTTACGCCACGACTTGTTCAAAATCTGCCGTCACGGTCACCCACAGTGCCCCCACACTGGCCGACCACTTACGGCAAACCACCCTGATCGGTTTCCAGTCATATGGCGGCGTCCACTGAAATGCGCGGACACCACCATGTCGTTCCAGAAAGGCTTTCAGAGGCGGGTGATCGCATTTACTAACACGTATCGTCACGCTGTAAGTCGACAACAGGTTATTCAGTCCCGCCGGGCGGCGCTGTTCATAGCCATCGCCCAGCTTCACCGTCACCACTTTTGGCTCTGATGCCACTGCCATATCTGGGCGTACTTTCCAGTGAAAAGTCTCCATTACCGATATGCTCCGCTTAACCGACCGCCATCACGAGCCTGCTGTTGCATAAAATCCGCAGCGGCTTTTTTACCAAGGTCATAGACCACTTTCAGTGCCGCCGGACCTATCTGCCCGTTCGTGCCGTCGTTATTGATCTCGATATTGTACTGCGGGGCGAACATCGCCATTCCTGAACCGCCGATATCAGCCACAACCCCCAGCTTACCGTCAGCACCGCGACGCAGCGGCAGGATGGCTTCAGGCCCCGCTTCCCCCATCACACCAGCCCCTTTGGCAAAAGCAAAAAACGTCGGACGGCTAACCACCGTGCCACTGTAGCGACTCAAATCTGCAGACTGATAAACACCGCCATTGGCGTTAAAAGAAAGGTTACTGAGATCAAATCCCAGCGCACTGCCAATCCCTTTTATTGATTTCATCATGGTTGCCTGAGCCAGGATTTTTGCCATATCCGACAACAGCGATGAAGTGAAAGATTTGAAATTGAGTTTGCCGGTAGTGACAAAGGTTGCCAGACCATTCCCCATGTTGCTGAAGGCTGACGAGAACAACTGTTCTGCTGTTCCTGCCGTATTATCTGCATCCACAGTGAAATCCTGAAATGCACGTAAAGCACCGTTTTTCCAGTCGCCCTGCGCAATTTCCAGCTGTTGCCAGTAGCGCCGATTCTCATTCAGTTGTCGACTCAGGCTCTCCGTCAGCACCCGCTCCGCCTCGCGGTACTCATCCGTCCCCCAGGTTCCTTTCTGGCGACTGTCACGCTCCATCTGCTCCAGCTGCTGCTGGTATTTCTGTCGAAGGCTCAGTTGTGCCTGGTAACGCTGCCGTTGCTGATCGCCCATCCCGACAGTAGCAATGTCCAGATCATGTTGCTGGCGCAGAGCGCGTTCCTCTTCAGCCAGTTGGCTGGTAAGCTGAACTGCTTTTTTCTTCAGATCGTTGAGTGCTGTCTGTTTCTGCAGCTCCTGCTGCCTGGCATCCAACAGTGTCAGCGCCTGAATCAGTTCATCTTTACGGGCCAGCACGCTCTTTTCATCTGCCGTCAGCTTTTTACCAGCTAAATCACTGATACGCTGCTGCAGGGACAGAAGCTGTTTATGGGCCTCTGTCATCCTGTCCATGGCATTGCCCGCTGACTGTCTGGCTGCAGCAATCTGCCCTTCCACTTGAGCATGTTGCTGGCTGAACTGCAGCAACAAACGGGTGGCTTCATCATTACGGGTTTCCGGTGTTTTTTTCTTACCGGATGCCAGGGTTTTCTCATAACGTTCATTTTCGCGTTGTATCGCCGCATCCCTGACAGATTTATCGGCATACTGCATGGCATTGATGCGCGCAATTTCCCGCTGATGTCGTGCCGCTTCCGTTTCATTCATCCGGTTCAGCGCAGCGTTTTCGGCATTTCGACGTTTCTGTTGCTCCTGATAATTCCGCTCAGCCTGCTCTTTTGCATCCTGCAAATCCTTCTGGCGTTTTTTCTCCTGAAGGTCGTTAAGATGCTGCTGATCGTATTCAACCTGAGAAGATGACGCCGTCCAGGGTAATCTTTTCGCCCGCGCCACCTTCTCCTGTAATGTGGCAATCTGTTCATCCAGCGAATCCTCACGACCAATATTCATGGCCGTGTCCCAGAAACGGCTCCACAAATCAGACAGATACTTCAGCGTACTGCCCAACGCATTGAGGTTATTATCAATATCCGTTGTACGCCGACCGGTTTCCTCTGCCAGCGCAGACATGGCTATCCGGGCGGCATCACTGGAACGCCCTTGCTCCCCCAGAACGCGGATCTGTTCGAGCTGAGTGGCGGTAAGAAAATGCAGTTCGTTGTCCAGTGCCTTCGCTGCATTTACCGGATCATCCTTCAGCCGCTTAAACTGATTAATGGTATCGCTGACTGACTGGCCAACCGATCGTTCCATCTGCGCGGCAGCTTTCGCCACCATACCAATATCGTTTCCACGAAATGCACCACTGCCCACCACCTGCGCCAGCGCACTGGCTGCGGCATGTTGCGTGATACCATTTCCGGAAAGGGTACGGCTGAGCGTCCACAACTGTCCGACGGTGATTCCGGCATAATGTCCTGTCAGCGACAGTTGACGGTTAAATTCTTCCCCCTCCTTCTGACCGTCATACCAGGCTTTACCCAGGCCATAGACAGCAGCGGCAATTCCGCCAATAACACCGCCGAGCGCCATGCCTTTCGGAGACATCAGTGTATCTATCCATCCTGCACGGTTAGCCAGTGTTATCCCTGATCCCCTCAGTGCGCCGAAATTACCGCGAGCTAGTTCGCCAATCAGGACGCCGATCTCCTGGCGGGCAGCCGCACTTTTCAGCCCCAGCGTATGCGTGACTTTTCCGGCCTGCTCTATTTTGCGGATATACACTTCTGCAGCACTGCTTACCCCCAGTTGGGCAGCCTTAGCCCGAAGCAACTCAGAAGACGAAAGATTCTGACGAGTCGCCTGTTCTTTCAGCTGTCGAATAAACGCCACTTTCTGCCGGGGGCCTCTTCCTCAGCCTGTGTCAGAATGCGGGTTTTTGCCGTCACCTCGGAGATAAGTGCCAGGTAATCCTGCTGACCAATCCCACCGCTATTTCTGGCCTGTCGGATCTGCTGCTGAATACGCTGTAATTCCTGCAGACCTGCACTGGCCTGTTTCACACTGTCAATCTGACGATAAAACGCGGCAGCAGCTTTATCCTGTGCCTCAGCCAAAGCCATGGCCTGCGCCTGTTCTTCGCGCATTTTCTGGTTCAGTGCATCCACTCGCAGGCGGGTTTGTTCAACCTCACGGGCCATGCGTTCATGAGCCTGCGCATTCTTCTCCACCGTCTGCGCATGGACAGATGCAGCTGCTGCAGCCGAAGAGGCGGCCTGCGATGTCTGCCTGGCAGCCTGTGTCTGGCGCTCCATAAATAGTTGCATGCGGGCAGAAGACCGTTCAGCATCACTGGCTGCACCATTCAGCAGGTTTTTGATGCGGGGAATTTCATTTTTAAACTCTGCCGCATCAATACCCAAATCAATGACCAGGTTGGCTATCTGGTCCATAACGCACACCTCCGGAAATACCTTCCCCAAGATGCATCAGTTCTTCGTCTGTTCGCGCTGGTGCCTCGTCCTCTTCCGGTAACAGGCTAAAATCAGCCACCGGAGCATCACTGTTACCGGACACCATTCTCACGATCAACGCCTTCAGAGAGGCAAACTGCGCATCCACCCACACATCACTGAAGCTCTGCATCCGGAAGTAATCACCCCACTCGCCCAGCTCAGTAGCCGACATTTCAGACAGCATCCGCCGCCAGTCTGCCCGCCGGAACTCGCGGGCAAGCCGCATGACAAACTGCATTTCCCGCATCAGGACTTTTCCGGCGACAGAGCCTCGCGATCATCATCCCCGGCATCCTTAATGACATCCATGCCACTCAGGGACAGAACCATCCCAGCCCCCATACCGAGCGCATGATAAGACCATGTCATGCGAACCGCTGGATAAAGTGCCTCCACATCCTGAGACTGATCCGCATTCCACAGTGAGCGGGAAACCAGCCAGGCATTGATATCCATGCCCATACGCAGAAAAGCAATCTGTCGCTCCGCCTCCACCAGTCCCTCCTCCAGTGCATCAAACTCTGCCGTTCGCTGCTGGACAAACGCCAGATATTCAACCCGTTGCAGCCCGGACAATTCACTGAGTACCACAGATTGTTTTCCGTAATTAAACGTGTCTTGTTTCAGAAACATCATTTTCTCCACCTGCAAAAAGCCCCGAATGTCCGGGGCAAATGATGAGTATCGTCCGGTTAACCGGCTGCGCTGACGGTAACCGTAGCCACTGCCACCAGATCACCGTCAGATGTAATGCCCACAATGGTGACGCTGCCCTGCTTGACGCCTTTCACCGTTGCCACGAGCCCTCTCAGAGTTACCGTGGCGGTCTGCGGATCAGAAGAGAGCACGCTGATAGTTTTGTCACTGGCCCCTTCTGGTTTTACCGTAAAGGTCAGTGTGGTGGTTGCCCCCACGTTGACACTAGTGGATACCGGAGCCACCGTCAGCCCAGTTACCCCCACGGTTTCAGTGCCTTCCTCTGCCAGATACGGACGCCCCACACCGCTGATTTTGACGGTGCGTGTCATCACATCTTTTGAGGCAATGGTTTTACCCAGCGAACTCAGCCACCCGCGAAACACATCCACAGTACCGTTGGGGTATTTGATACGAAATGCACAGACTTCACCGGAATCGAACAGCTGAACCAGTTTTTTCTGCCCGCTGTCACCCGGGCGCCAGGCCAGCGTCGCAGAAGTATCACCAACGGATTTCTGCCCCTGGGTTGTAGTTTTCCAGTCGGCATCTTCATCATCGAGATAGGTGTCATCTTCTGCATCAGCGGTCATTTCACCCGGCTGGAGATCCTTCACCATCGCGAGACGCAGCCAGTCAGTATCTGACAAAGGATTCGCAAATGCGTCGCCTTTGCCGGTATACATCCAGAACGTGGTTCCTGCGCCTTTCGTTTTTACCAATGGATTTGGTGTGGTCATTGCCACCTCCTTAATTCGTATACGTCATCTGGTACGTGATTTCCGCCATCGCCCAGGTGGCCATCTCGTTATCACGTTGATAGTTAAAACCGAGCGGGATCATCGTGTCGATGAGTCCGGAAAGAGCCGGAATATCATTCAGGGCCGGGAAAATGGTATTTTCCATCCACGTATCCAGCTCTGAATCCGGTGCCTGTGCCCGGATAAAGACGGCGATATGCAGAACGGCCTGCCAGTCATCCTCATCCGTCATTTTTCCGGTGTACTGTGCATCACTCAGCCACACCGCCACGGCAGGCAGTTCCTGCGCATCAATAAATGCCGGAAGCCCGTCAAAAAGGGTGGTGCTATCCCCGCACAGCTCCCGCAGACGTGCCAGTACGACCTGGCGGATTTGTGTGTGTCGGTTCATCGGGTCAGATATAGCCTCAGCTGTTGTTTCAGTGCATACCCCAGCTGTTTCGGCATCTCTTTATCAATAATGCGGCTGCGGGCATCTTCAAATGCTTGTGTCAGCGGTCCGGACAAAGGGATTTTCACTACATCGATGGGGTAACGTTTTTTGCCGTCCATACGTCGCATCACATGCCAGCGACCATTTGCCAGTTGTTGAATAAACGCATCACGGAAAAGGTATTTCCCCACCCTCAGCACACTGCCGCGATACAACAGTCTGCCGCCACGCCGCGCCAGCCTGACCTGTGCCGTCCCAAGCTTAATAGCGGGCAGGTTGCCCCGGTTAATGCGGATCCGGGCCGTCATTTTTCCTGACGGGCTGGCTTTAAATACCCGAACACGCTGACGCACCAGTTTCAGGGGTATCCCTTTCACCTGGTTATCCCCCGCTACGGTATTTCGGGCAACCTGCCGGGTGGCGACCGAAACCGCTTTTTGCGCCACACGGTTTATCGCCCATGCGCTGGCCTGTGGCACCATACGGGTATCAAGGCTGTTTAAATTACGGATAGCATTCTCAAGCCCCTTCATCCAATACCTCTCTACTCGATAAAGATCATTGGTTTATCGTTAAACCGTTCATGCCGTGTGACCGTCCATTGCTGTCCGTCATAAACAACGCGGTCCCCCCGCCGGGGACGATATCCCGGTGAAAACACCACCAGAGAGACCGCCGGTCCGGACAAAGCACTCAGCTCTGCCAGGGTCTCACCCGGGATCACAGTCACGTCGACATCATTAATCGAGGCAATTTTTCCCATTTTTCTGATCGTGACCGCATCCATACGCGCTGCCAGCCGGGAAAAGGGATCAGACATTGAGCTTTACCGGTACTTCTTCTGCACTGCTTCCGGCATCCACCCAAACTACCCCGACCAGAGGATCGGAGCCGCTGTTCGTCAACTGAACTTTCCCTGACTTCAGATAGACCTTCTTACCGGTTTTCATGTCGTCCGTTTTCAGCTTCGGCAGCGTAAATACGCCTTCGGTCATACCGTCCCCGGTTTCGCCTTGTGGGATATCTGTCAGCGCCACCGCAAAAATATCGCCTACCTGCACCAGCTCCCCACTGCTGATGGCGGCACTGGCAACAATCGCCACTGTTTTTCCGTCTTCTACAAAATTCTTTGCCATAACTATCTCCGCACAGCCCCTGAGCGGGGCTGATTTTAGGTACAAAAAAGCCCTAACGGGCCGTCATCTGATGTCAGAAAAGAAGTTACTGTCCGGAGGATTTCACCAGACCGCGATAATCCAGCGGAGCCACCCCGGCATCGATGCGCACCTTCGTCGCAATACCGTCTGTCGTGAACCCTTCCTGCTGATCTATATATGGCGAGTCCACCCCGTTGAGATAAGCCACCTCAATGGTGTCAGTGCCCTGCGCAGCCGTCAGGTACCACGCTTTTGCATCAGCGTCATCCAGGCGGGCTTCCGCGATCACTTCAGCAAAGTTCTGGACAGGGTTGACGATCCCGGCATTCACATCAGCTCCTTTCACACTGGCTGATTTAATCGTCTGGGTCGCCAGCGTTTCCAGCGCCACCGGCACCAGCATAAAGGCCGGACGAATGTTCAGGGAGCGATCCCCCTCTTTCTGAAGACGCATCAGTCGGCGGGCATCATCCAGGCTGGCAACGGAAATCGCCCCAGTGGACAGGTTCTTATGATCCGCATGGAACAACGTTTTACCGTCGGACAACTTTGGATTCTTCATCAGCACGGCATACACCAGATCGCCAATAGTAGCTTTCGCCGCACGTCCCATTTTCATCGGGACATCCGTCAGCTGGTTCAGGTCATCGTTAATAATGGCCTGACGGGTAATAGAGAAGATTTCACCATAGGTTGCCAGCGCGATGGTTTCACCTTTATCGCCGGTGGTGACATATTTGTACTCCGCCCCCTCGCGCACCTGACGCAGAGACGGGAACCCGCCCATACCAACACGATACGCGGTTTTGAAGTCAGACAATTGCCCTTTTTTGGTCCATCGCTGGAAGGTTTCTTCCGCCTCCTCCCAGCCCTGCAGCAGTGCCTTATTGGCCACATCCAGCAGAATATTACCGAAATCAGAGGTGCTGTGGGTCAGCGCCAGCCCCACCATCTGCATTGGGTTATAACTGGAGACACCAATACCGCGCTCAGTCAGTGCCATGCGGGCATATTCACGCAATGTCATCCCGTTGTAGACATTATCCCGCTCGTGATTTTCAAACCCTGCACGCGCCATCATCGCCTGGCGGATCCCGTCACCCACAAAATTACCGTTTCCGGCATAGATATGAGCCGGGGTGTTTTTATTGGACGGCGTGGACTCGCGCCCCATTTCGTTCAGCAGATTCTCGCGGGCCTGCTCCAGCGAACACTCCGGATCGGCAAGACACTGTGCCTGCAGCGTCTGATAACGCCCCCCAAACATAGCAAACAGGTCATTAATACTGTTCACACGTGCTTTCTGCTCTGCCAGCACCTGCGCACGGATTCTGTTTTCATCCACCACGGGTGCTGCTGCCTGCACCGGCGTCCGGGAGGTCGCAGATTCATCATCCTGTACACGTGATGCACTATTGCGTGGCGGAGTGATCATGTTTCGAATGGATTCCGGCATCTTTTTAAATTCCTCTGTACGTTTTGACTGAATACATGCCATTGCCTTAACCGCTGGCGTCACCTGGTCAGCAAATCCATGCGCCAGACATTCAGCGCCTGACATCCAGGTCTCGTCCGCCAGCATGACGGCAATTTCATCTGTGGTTTTCCCAGTTTTCTGCGCATAAGCTGGCAGCAGGACCGACTCAACGTTATCGAGCAGATCAGCATAGGCACGCATGTCCTTCGCATCACCACCCGTAAAGCCAAACGGTTTGTGGATCATCATGAAGGTGTTTTCCGGCATGATGACCGGGTTTCCCACCATCGCAATGACCGACGCCATTGATGCCGCCACGCCGTCCACATAAACGGTAATGGACGCACCATGTGTTTTCAGGGCATTAAAAATGGCGATGCCTTCAAAGACATCGCCACCCGGTGAATTGATATGGAGATTAATGTGGGTGATATCGCCCAGTGCATTCAGATCACTGATAAACTGCTTCGCCGTGACACCCCAGAAACCAATCTCGTCATAAATATAAATATCCGCGTCGCTCTGATGACCTGCCTGCATCCTGAACCAGGAATTATTCTTCAGGCTGGCCTTCGGTGTGCTGCGGCTCCTGTCGTTCTGTTCCGGCACTGTTGCCTCCTTTATCACTGGCCGGGTCAGTATCAAATACCAGACCCAGTTTGCGGTTTTCATCAATTTCGGCCTTGCGCCGACGTTTGACATCATCCGGATTACGCCCACCGGCACGTACCCAGTCTGATTCTGTTGCCGCCCCGCCACGAATCTGGATTTTCCAGGCTTCAGCCTCCTTGACCGGGTCAATCCACGGCATCACCGGTCCGGAATACACCGCCGTATACAGTGAAGAGCGGTCTATATCGCGGGGTAACCGGATGACACCTGATGCCACAGCCTGTTTCAGCCAGGCGCGGTACATCGGGCGGGTGACGGCACCAATAAACCAGTCCTGCAAGATCAAGTAGCCATCGGTTGATTCCACCAGTTCCTGACGCTGGGAACTGTAGGTACCGTTATAATTGCGTGCCGTACTGGAAAAACTCAGACGGCTGCCCGCCGCCACAGCACGCAGTTGACCATTACGGAAAGTTTCAAGATTGGGATTGGGGCGATCCGACTTCACCATCCCGATTTCTTCGCCCGGCCTCAGATCGTCGTAGATAATTCCGGGCTGAATGGTAAGTTCGCGCTCTATATCCTTTCTACTATTACCGTCCGTCTCATAACTCTGTCCATCGCCCTTCCTGATGTACATCCCGAGTGCTGCCGCTATTCTTGCTGCAGTCAGCTCGGCATCTTCATACTCTTTCAGTGCGCTCAGTCGGATAAGCACGCCGGACAATAACGATGTTCCGCGCATCTGGTGGAGACGGCGAACAAACTTAAGATGCAGCATGCGCTCAGCATCCACCTCTTTGGTTTCCATCTGCCGTCCGGAAACAGGACGGCTTTTATACACCAGATATTTTTTCGGCCTCCCCCAGTCATCAACAAACACGCCCTGATTCAGCCTGCTGGCCTCATCGCTGGTCATGGGAATAAAGTCAGGTTCGAGTGCCTCCAGCCAGAAGTGAACCCCGGCGGAAGGACTCAGGCTGTTTATCCGCCCGGACACCATTTGGGCAAACACCTCGCCATCGCGCAACCAGGTACGTAGCATCAGGCGTTCCAGCATCGGGCGAGTAAACTGCCCGGTGACCTCCGGACGAACAGACCATTCACTCCATTTTGTGCGAATTTCCGCAGCCAGATCACGGGCAATGGCACCATTGCGCAATACCGGATGCGGCTCAACGATCATTCCGTTTTTCCCCACCACCCGTTCTTCCAGCTTATCAAACACACCAATGACCAGGTCATGGTTGTTATCAAGGTAGCGGGCCTGCTCGCGTAACGACACGGCCCCGAACTGACTGAGCTGGTCGGCAGTTCGGTTCTCCCGTAAGGCTTTATGTGTCCGGGTCGGTTTTACTGCCTCATAAGCCTGGATCACCGCACGGGAACGCAGCCTTGCCGCTTTCCATCCCGGTGAAAAAACACCAATCACATCATCGAGAATTGCCATCAGAACCTCGCCAACCGGTATCCCGGATTGCCCCGTCGCCGTGTAATCAGGGCTGCAAGACGGCGCTCCCACTCCTGCCGCCCCTGTCGGATCTCGGATAAGTTTTCCATGGTCATCTGCTGACCATTAAAGGTGACGGATTTTCCGTCCAGAACTGCCATTTCAGCGTCGGTATAACGCTGAATCATTGCTTCAATATCACTCTGATTCATAGCCATCCTCCGGAAATCAGCCAGGGGTTAACATCGTCAGTTACCGTTTTCTTCCGCTTTTGTTGTTTAACAGGGATTGATACCGGCTCTGGGGAGGCTGACTGTTCAGCACTGTCGCGGACACACTCCAGCCAGGTTTCCCGACACGCCCATTCCGGTGCGTCCGGCCAGCGGACTTTTTCGTATCCCTGCAGAATGGCCAGCGCCTCGGCATACACCATCAAGTCAAAGGCTTCGTTGGCACCGCGTCCCGGTTTACTCCACTTCCCGTCACTGCCCCGCTCTTCATACGTCAGTTCGTCGTAAAACCAACTCCCCAGCCAGTCCGGGAAATGCACATAGCCAGGCCCTGGAGAATCACGCCATAAAGTGTTATTAACCCGGTCTTTCAGGGCATCAGTCTGGAGAAGCCAGAGCGGCACATCACCGGCAGCCTGCGCCCGTCGCCCCGTTCGTCCGGTGTTATCCGGGAATGTGCGGGTGATCAGTTTTGCACGCCGGATGCTGTCTCCCTTAAACAGGTAAATACGCTTGCCAAGACCATCACGACGACAACGACGCCAGAATTTGTAGGCATTATCTGTGACCCCGTCTTCACCACCGGAGTCCACCGCCATTGCCATCAGCCGCATTTGTTGAGAAGGATCGGAGGCCAGCGGCCAGCTTTTGTGAAAAACATCAGTCAACAGGATGTCCCAGTCTTCCGGATAGCTGGCAGGATCAATACGATGACTCTCCCCGTTGCTGTCACCGCGCAATGACTGCGTGATGTTGTAACGGTCAACAATCCAGCGCTCGCCACGGCTGCCATAACCAGTGACCTGAACAACAAAACGGCGATGACGTCCCGCCTGCACATCCACCGTCGCCACCAGAAAATGAACGCCATCCGGCACACTGCGACAGGGAACAGGCTCTGCCCGCTGCTCAAGCAATTCACTTTTTCGTTGTTCCAGGCTGGCGCGGGGAAGATAAGGCAACCCCCAGTCGGTATTGATAACCGTCTTGAGGGTTTCTTCGCTCCCGGTTGTCTCGTAATCCTGCTCGGCAGTCAGCAACTTATAGACCAGCTGGGAAAGAGTCTGGTATGCCGCAGCAGGTCCTTCCATCCAGAATGACGCAATACGTGAACGTCGTGGTTCGCCATAACGAACCCCATCCGCGTTGATGGATTCACCATCCCGCAGCCAGACACCACGCCCGTTCAGCTCACGTTTTTGTTCCGGAGTTATCCTGCCTGAACAAAGAGGACACTGAATATAAGCCGCCTCACTTGCCAGTACAGGATCGGCAATATCACGGAAACCAGCGACCACATCCCCGCAGGGCTGAAAATACTCACCGCAATGTGGGCAGGGCCAGTACCAGCGACGACGATCTCCACGGTTATAGAGCGATAGGATCCCTGTGGTTGGCGGTGCTTCATGTGGCGAGGTACGCCGCCATTTCACATCCTTCACATCCCTGCCTGGGGAACTTTCCACCAGCGTCATACCGCTGGACATAAACGTAGTGGTACGCTTTGAGGCGAGAGAGAAAGCATCACCCTCACCATCGATATCTTCCGGGAAACGGTCATAATCAGTCAGCGCCACGCATTTATAGTCTGATGAGGACATGATGTTGACTGACGGCCAGCCGATTTTCAGGTAGTTACCTGCAAGGAATGTCCGGTCATAAACGTTGTTATCATTTTTGTTTGGACTCAGGCGACTGGCCACTTCCGGGCTGACACGAAACGTCCTGGCGAGTCGTTTTTTGGAGTGTTCGCGGGCTTTTTCCTCCGTCATCTGAATAATCAGCATATCCGCAGGATCACAAATCACGTTGTAAACCACCCAACCGTCAATAAGCCCGATGGTCTTACCGGTTCGCGCCGGACCAACAAATATAACTGCGTCATATTCACGCGAGGCCAGGCAGTTCATCGGCTCGATGACATACGGTGCCACCAGCGGATCCCAGGGCACTGAGTTCCCCGCCCCCATAGGTACCCGCATATATTGAGCAACGGCATCAGCAACCCGCATTCGCCTCGGCGCGCGAAGGATATAACCTGAATCGGTTCGTGCTGCCTTTGCGGTTTCCTGATTCAGCATTACTCCTCCTGCTGTAATTCCTCCTCATCATCCGCACCAGCTTCAGTCACTCGCAAAGCTATCTGATCGCGCAGGTCATCAATAATGGACTGAACACGGCTCACCGCGGCAGGCTGCAGACCGCAGTCACGCTCCAGAACATCAGGTAATGTCTCCAGCACCTGCACCACCGCTTTTGCCCAGACCGCAAATTCACGCCGGACATCGCCGGCAGGGATGAGTTGTGCCGTCTCCTGTTCGAACTTAAGACGTTCACGCTCAGACTGATACCAGGCCTTACGTTCATGTGGATCCATTTCACCTTCGGCAACCGGCGGCGGCAACTCCATAAATCCGGTCAGAATATCAGTCACCCGATAGAGTTTTAGCTTGTCGTGTCCTCCGGCAGGTTGGATGTTTTGCAGTCTTGCCGCAACGGTCTGACGATGTAAACCGGTCAGCGATGCCAGCTGATTAATGTTTAATGTCAGGTTTTTTAATTCCTGATCCATTCGACCTCCAGAAAGCTATAAACATGCATCCTGCGAACAACTTTTAAATGTGGTTATAAAACGCGCTATATGTCGAATAAAAAACAAGCAAAATCGACATAGGAAAAATAAAACCCATTTAAATTCAATGCATTGATAAGATGATGATGACCGATAAAAATGCAAAAACTAGCCTTTTTCCGCGCCGCTCCCGCCCCGTGGCAGGCCCCCCGCCAGGAGGACCCATTTAATAATAATGATTATCACTTGCAATGATGGGTGGCGGGCATTAAAAAGCCCCGCTTTTGCGAGGCTTATTCGATGTGATAGCTGAGTATCATTCGTCTTTTTTGATTACCACTTCTTGTGGTCTCATCTGCTGGATAGCACGACAGATGCAATATGGAATTACCGCCCACGCAACGCCCATTGCTGCACCAGCAGCCTGCTGAGGCGCACTAACAGCACCGAACACCCCGATAATTCCCTGCACAAACCCAATAACTCCGCAAATAATGCATACAACCCAGAGAAATTTCATTACCAAAACTCCTTTTATCAAAGAGCTACCATGATAACCCCATGAATTATTTAGTAAAGCATGATCGCAGGCACTCAGTGAATGCCTGTGGGGCTGATTAACACAGCTTTGTTCAAACGAAGTGAAACCATTTCTATATCTCCCGTAATGAATCTTTTAAAGAGTCGCCATTTTACGACTCACTAATGGGAAGACCTATTAGGCACTACAATAGATAACCTCAATTCGAGGCTATCTCCATCAGATCATACAGGAGATAAAAATGTTGGAAATATATGTTTTTAAGATACTTTTCTACAGTACATACCTAATCCTTGGCGTACTTGCGCATTGGGCAAAACTTGAGCTAATCAAAAGATATGAAAGGAAAAAATAGAAAAATTAACTTTCACCTAACCCCAGCCAACATGTCAGTATGTCTTTATGTTGCTGGTTTTATATTTTACCTTCCCTTACTGTCTGCTTAAGCTAGATTTCCCGCTTAAACCATCACCAAACCTGCTGTTGTTTGATTCTTTTACCGAGTCGTAAACGCGCTCATATGTTATTCCTGCCCGGTAGCTTTCGTCAGATCGTTCAGCATAGTATCGAGCTTCTTCTGCAAGGCGTCCGAGCATGTCGGCGAGCGCTGCGGCGTCGGCTCCGGCTGTTTTGCTTCTGACGGCAGCGGCAAGATCTGCGGTGTGCTTTGCGGCATCCAGGCGGGCAGTCCGGAAGGCGCGCGGTCACAGAGATTTGACCTCCCCCTCCCCTGGATGATGATGACACCGATTCTCACTTGAGCGGCTCACGCGCAGTCTTCGCGGCGTGACACGACCAGCACAGGCTTTCAAGGTTGCTGTCTTCATCAGTACCGCCGTGGGCCTTCGCTTTGATGTGATCCACGCAGGACGCCTGCTTCACGACTCCCTGACGAAGATGGTTCTGACACAACCCTTTGTCTCGCTTCAGTATGCGGGCTCGTATGACTTCCCACTTCGATCCATATCCGCGCTGCTGTCTGGATTGTCCCGGTTTATAGGATTTCCAGCCCTCGCCTTTGTGATTTTCACAGTAGCCAGATGGGTCTGTTGTGGTAAAACGGCAGCCGCGAACACGGCAGGCTTTTGGTGTTCTTGGCGGCATATATGTTCCAATAAAAAAGCCACCAGCGGATGCCAGTGGCTTAGGGATAAAGTGTCAGGCAAACGCCTATTTCATTCTAATCTTTTTGTTTTCGTTTTAATTTTATTCCACCAGATGTAGACGCTTCAATTTCTTCATAATCTTTAAAAATCCCCACGAGAAGAGTAATCCCAATTGAACCTGCCAGGATTATTGAGGCAATTTCAATTCCAGTAAAGGTCGCAGCAGATGTTCCTGCGGCACCAGCATAGAGCAAAAATGAGGTGCCACCTGTAGCAGGTGCAGCAGCAATTGCAGCAATCAAACCTGTCAGAGCGACACCGCTAACCCCTGCAGCTGCAATAGCAACTTTCTTACTTCGCTTCAGCTTTTCAGCAAGCTCGCCTTCTACAACGATGACATCTACCTTATCTTCTTTCGCTTTCTTTAGTTGCTCTTTTGTAGTAACTGTTACTAAATCCATTTAAAAACCTCAACTTTATGTTTTTAAGTAAGAAACGTCATGTTTGAGGATATCACAGCATTATCTCAGACACTCAGTGAATGCCTGCTGTAATGCCGCTAGTCGTCAAGTTGCAACACATCATGCCGCGCAATAACCGGATGGTTCACGGCGGTCGAAAAGGCCGCATTGGCGACCTTGTTTAACATTATGCGTAATCAGTAGTCTGCATCACGCCTTTGCTCTTCCATGATATCTTGTTGTTCGTTCCATTCTGCATCTTGTGAATCATGGTAAGCCTTAGCCTCTATAATCTCACCTATAAGGCCATCAACAAATCCTACAGACTTATCTTCAAGAGATACCCCTTCAGGAAGAAGATCGTAATCCCTAGCTACCTGCTCCAACTCTTCATCACTCAAGTGCTCAAGCTGTTTACGTTCATCATCGAAATCAAAGTTATCAGACATTTACAATTTTCCGTCAGCAATAAGGATGTATCATTATGTCTGACGTATTTTTACATTCAATACCCATTATCAAGCCCACCCGCAGATGAGCTTTGTAATGGGTACAAAAAAGGCTGCTCATGGAAACCTTTATTCGGTGAGTGCTTTGGTTAATCCGGGAAGTGGGATCTGTCCTTGCTTTTCGAGTCTCTCAATCTTCGCAAGTAGGACGGGCTTCTTCACCCTACCCCAACGATTCAGAAGACGGCCTGACATACTGGCCACATCCTTCTCCTTCATGAACTCCAGCATTACTGCATTTCGTTCTTCTTCAAACTGACGCCAGCCAACTTGAAGCATCGCGTACATCCAATTGAAAGCATTGATGTAAGCAATTTTGATCCGCATGGCTTCTTTCTTGGTGTAAGACATGACAAGAAGCATCAATCCATCCTTGCGGAGTCGGTAGAATTTCTGCGGTTTTCCATTCTGTAACTCATTGTTTCTATAGCAAAGCTCAAAGTTGAGCTTTGTATCAAACTCTGGTGGGCAAGCGTCTATGGTCCGTTCAATATCGCGGACTACGTTTTTCGACAGCTTACCGAATGCTTTCGCCACCATAAACGAATCGGTAACCGGATCGTTGTTTGCTACAAAAATCAGGTCTCGGAAATCGATGCCGTTAACAACTGTTGGGTAGTTCATAGCGTATACCTTACTTTGAGATGAACCTTTGCCGCATAGGAGATCAGCCCGTCGAGGCTCGCCCGCACTAACTGACTCCTCAAAGGCTCATTCCAAAAGGTTGGGTTCGACGTGATTGAATGCGCTGCGGTGCGCGGTGAAATGCAGATACAAAAAAGCCCCGGTATTAAACCGAGGCTTATAATTCTTTCTCTTTTTCAGAGAATGCGGATTAATGAACGTGCTTCATTGCTGGTTTCATCACAGCTTGGTACATATTTACTACTTTCATTTCTCATTTTCAATTTATTTTTTTGCACAGTTAGCCTGCACTGATTTATTGTGCACCAATATGTCCCGCTTCGTCTGCTTATCCAGCACGGCAATATCGTGTTCAGTGAGGTAGATAATGTCCACCCAGTCACAGGCTGTGTCCGTTAATTCAGGTTTTGCGGGTAAAGTTTTCGCGCAACTCACGGTCAACATCGTCATCAGGAAGATGATTAACAGTCTGCTGTACATCCCAGGCTCCTTTCGTTGTCTCTACCCGGCGTTCTGCAATGGCTTCAGTGGCAGCGGCCTTTTCTTCGGTACGCTGCTGGTCGGCTTTCGCTTGAGCTTTGCTGGTGCCGCGCGAATGGCCTAATCCAAATGCTGCGGCGATAGCAGCTAACACCGCAGCAAGGAGTCCGATGATCATCTCAAGCGTCATATAACCACCCGCTCCTTTACCCAGCCATAAACAAATGTCTCGTTCATGCTACGCTGTTCTGCCAGTTCCAGATAACGCTCGCCCTGCGTGCAGTTCAGCGCCGTCAGCATCACCAGTTCGCCGTCTTTGCCTCGTTTTTGCAGATAAACACGTAACCCATTAATAGTTCGTGGCCCGATACGCCCGTCTGCATCCATATCCGGGTACAGTTTTCCACGCAGATTGAACACATTCAGCCATCTCTGGAGCATCTTCGTCGCCACGGATGGTCCCATATTCACTCCCGTATCGCACAGCTCGGCGGCAATATCAGGAGATAATGCGGAAACCTGGTCGAAACGGGGTCCGTACCAGTAATCTGCCTCGAGGATTTCCAGTGCCTGTCCTCGGGTCAGGTCTCGCATATTGCCCCTGTAGCCATGAGCCCGCGCGACCTTTTCAGTAATGCCCCACTTTGTGGGACCGCCCTTATCATCGGGATGGTTTACGTAACCACCCTCTTTTCCGAGGATTTCATCAAAAATTACGTCCTTTGATTTCATCTCACTGCCTCAGTAATGAAAGGATTTTTGACACATTCCCGCGCGCCCATACCACCAGCACACAGGACACCAGGTTAACCAATACCACAGGCCAGTCAGCGGGAAGTGGCAAACCACACAGATAACTGAGTGGCGCCACCCCATAGACCAGCATCAGCAGCCAGGCCAGCCACGACACCAGCGGCTTATGCGTGGCATCTTTACGCCGATAAAAAAAGAGCGTCAGCACGATGACCGCGCATAACGCCACATTCAGAAGTCCGGGCAGGTTACTATCCATTGCCACCTCCACCCCGCCTGCGAGAGAACAGCCCCGATATCAGTGAGGCAATATCCTGCTGATGGATAAACGACAGAATTTTCACCGATACCACCGACACCAGCACCGCACACAGCGCATCGGCTGATGCGCCGTCATAACCTGTTTTTGCTGCAATCCATGATGACAGCACTCGCGCTCCCAGCACGCCGATAATGAATGACACCACAAAATGCGCCGCCACCCGCCAGGCTGAAAGCGTCTGCGGCATCGTGGCCACAAACAACGCCCCGGCAAATGCGCCAAACACAATCCCAAAATCCGTACCGGTGAACACGCCGTATGCAGTCGCCCCTCCAAGCGCTGCAGCCGTTCCCGTTCCGGATACGGGTTCAGTAGCCATAATTTCTCCTGTAAATAAAAAGGGCCGCCAGCGGCCCATAAAAAACACCCCGTCAAAGGCACCCGCAGATGACTTTTGGTTAGTTGGTGCGATGGCGCGGATATGAAAATGGCCCGCCGTAACGAGCCTCTGAAACGACAAAACCCGCTCAATGGCGGGTTCCGGCTACTACACAATTAATATTTATATAACAAATTCGGATGGGCCATCTCCGAACCACTTCCCTGTGTTTGCCTCAGTCACTTTATTCGGAAATGACCCATGCGAATTCTGTTGCTACTCTCAGAATAACGCGGCCAGCGCTATCATCAATATGCCAGTATAAATCGCAATTTCGGCTGCTTGTATTTTTATATATTTATCTGCCAAATGTGCAATAAAAAAACATAACATTCCGCTTAGAACAAGCCACACTCCCATTGATTTCCTCCTGGAGGATAAAAAAACCCACCTCGAGAGAGGTGGTGGTCAAGTAGAATATCTATGATTATTATAGTTATTATCACCTGCAAGTGATATGAGCGATGTATATGAGGTGTCGGGTGCCTCCCGAAACAAATCACCTGCTTCAACACGTGATATGTCAGTAGCCTTCGACTTTACCTTTCTTACTTTTCCCGGCTACCCCCGCACTTGGGTACACCTCAATAAGTAATGCAGTGCCAGGTATTCCACCCAGAGAGCCCTTAGCCAGCCACTGGTGCTCACAACGATTTGATCAAACGCAGACCACTTGCTGTTTTGTCCCATATTTATTATGGGTTTCACTGCATTAAAATGGTGTCTTGTCATCGCCTCAACCCAGAATCATCACAATACTGAATAACGACAAAACACCATTTGAATACAATAAAAAATCGTGGCGCAGGGCTTGCCAATGGTTTTGATAACAAGCCGAGGTGTGTGATAAAGGGACGTTACAACGCCGTTTATTTAAACCATCCTCACGAACTTTCGTTCGTCTACGCCACAAATGGTGAATAACATTATAAACAATAACGCAACTGCTTAGGCATAATAGCCAGTCCTGTAATCATGCCTAACTAAGGATGAACAGAATTAACTACTACTTTTCTTTCAGAGACCCTACATACCTGAAAGAAACTGGAGCGGGTAGCGGGAATCGAACCCACATCATCAGCTTGGAAGGCTGAGGTAATAGCCATTATACGATACCCGCATATGATGCCGACTACCGGAATTGAACTGGTGACCTACTGATTACAAGTCAGTTGCTCTACCTACTGAGCTAAATCGGCATTAATTGGTTCTTCGGGGCCCAGTTTGACCGAGCAATAAAAGTCACCCCCTCAGAACCGAGGTAAATAATACAATCAGAACTTTCATTTTCAACCGATAACAACATCAAGTTATGTAAAGTTTCTATTGCATTTTTATTTTATCTAACATATTTACACCGTATTAAAATCTGGTGAACACATCAAAAACAATTAAAGTAGGTAATGGTTAATATATATCAAGTTCGGCTTCAGAAACGAAAAAACCCGCACGGCGGCGGGTTAAGCTGTGTGGCGAAGTAACCACTCTTAACACAATAATCAACAAAATGCGGACCGCGTTAGTGCTTTTTAGCTATTTTTACATTATTTTCTCGCTACACAACTAAAACGAAAAGAAAAGCAGGCGTTGCCAAACCTCACGGTGAGAGTTGGCTTAGAATGAGGACATACTTTTGGATAAGTTTGATGAGATTCATGTGGACATTGAATCTGAGCAGCAAGCCTTTGATTTGCTTGAAAGCTAACTTGATGGTTATGGTTTACCTGACAGCTTAAGTTTCAACGGATGGCCAAATCTTACCATCAAATTAACCGGTGAAAAATTCAACAGATCGCTTACACCTTCAGTAATGAAGGGTTTTGTTGAAATGCAAGCTCAAATAAACAAATCATATGCCCTTGCCAAGTATGGTGTCCTTGACGCTCTTGAAATTGAAGTTACGGTAGAGCAGGGTTCTTCAATCGTAGAAATTAATATTGATGGATTTTTAACCAAACTCACACGGGAACTTGTTGGTAAAATGAACGCAACTGAGATCATGTTTACTGTTCTCGGCGCAGCAGTCATCTGGGGCGGAGTAACAGTATTTAAACGGTTCTTAGACAACCGCAAAGATACTCGCCTTGCAGAAATAGCTAAGGATGGAGATAAAGAGCATCTCCGGACTATGCAAATCATGAGCGAGCAAGAAACTAAACGCCTGCAGGTTATTTCGGAAATGGTCGCAGAGAAGCCGCTTCTCGATAACATGGACCGTATGTCTTACGACGCTAAAACCCAGATGGTTAAATCCTTTGTGCGTTCGGATAGCGCTCAAATTGATGGCGTTACTATTGATTCTGAAATGGCGAAAGAGTTGGTTACTAACGCTCGTAGACGCTCATCAGAAATGCGAATTGATGGCGTTTACCGAATTGAAGAAGTTAATAACACTGACCCAGAGAGCTTCAAAGTCAAGGTTCGTCGTGTTGATACCGACCAACGTCTAACCTGCGTAGTTCAGGATGTTTTCCTCGATGAATCAGGAAATAAAGAAGCGTTGCAGCGAGCGGAATGGGAAAGAAAACCTGTTCATCTGAGCATTAACGCCAAGCACGTCGATGGTGAAATTAAATCAGCAGTCATTCTCTATGTTCGAGACGTGGATAATAAGCCCGAGTAATCGGGCTTCCTGCATCAATCTTTGAGTTCTGGATCCATCTCTAAACGAATTTCCAGCATCGAGAGGCAACCATCTATAAACCCCTCAGCCATCTGTATCTCGATGCGTATCAGTTTCTCATCCTTCTTTCGCGCTTTAGCTATCTTCCGCTTCGAGATGCCGTACAGGTAATGAGCGACAAGAAGCGAATGCTCATATGGCTTTCGGCTTTTCAGTCTTGCCAAGCACCCCTCAATGATAAGCGCATCATCATCAGTACACGACAATCTGGTTTTGCTTGTCTGCGGTAAAAGCCCCTTAAATCCTGCCGCAATCGGGGAATAATCCACACCAGAATTATCGCTGGCAGCCCATGCCCCCCAACGTTCAAGAACCATTTGAATATCACGCATCAATTTTCTCCACAAAATCAGGCCAGCACACCAATTGCCAGCGCGTGATCGATAAAACGAAATATCAGCTCCAGCTGTGAGCCATACTTCTCTTCAAATGCCACGATGTCCGCATGTAGCTCGTCGTGATGCTTTCTGCACAAAGGCAACACAAAGAGGTCATGCGCTTTTGTACCCATTCCACCCTGACCGTGGCCAATCAGGTGATGCGGATCATCGGCGGGCTTTCCGCAACATGCACACGGCTGCGTCTTAACCCAGCGCGTGTACTTCTCGTTAACCCAGCGGCGACGTTTGGGGCGTAACATAAAAGACTCCGGCGATTCCGGGTCAACCTTAAGCGCCAGCACCTTTTTCGCTTTATCCTGGACAATGCTGGTGGCCTGGACCGAGGGAACCAGGTCACTTTCACGAGTTACCGATTGGACTACTGGCTCTGGCATTCTCAGGGCCTTACAGGCTGCGCTTTCCGGAAGAACATCAGTCAGTTCATAACGAACCAGCCACCAGCATAGTTCCGGTAGCGTAACGACATGGTTATCATCAAAGCCGAGATCCCGGCGAACAACAGACAGCACCCAGCGGGCACAGTTATCCGTTGCCATTGATTCCAGCCGTTCGGTGAACTGATCGCGCAGCTGGTTATCGCAATGCCAGCACAAGCGGATCGCCCCTGGAGCGTGGCGCATTATTGTTACGTGCTCGCTGTGCCAATCAGAATGCGGCCACTGACAACCTTTTTCCCGAAGCAACCAGCTTTCAAGGCTCTCTACTCCACCAGCACGACGAATAACAGATTCATTGTGGAAAACCTCCCGAATAACGGGATCCTCAGCTAATGGTTGTGATGCCGCAGGAACGGCACCACTGGCAAAAGATGAATAACGTTCCGGCTCAGGCTCCAACAGGACACGCCCCTGCATAAACAAGGGCATCAACTCGGAACCGGGCCTGAACAATACGATCCCCATACGCGGGGCAATTTCAGGAGTCAGTAACGCTCTCACGATGTTCAACAATCCCCAGCTTCACCATCTGGTGATATGCCTGATTGGCCGTCAGACGGATACCGTACTGCTTCAGTAATGCACTCAGTGACAACGTTGGGCGGCTTGAGCCATCCGGCGCATCAGCAGGAGCATCAATGGCATAGCGCGGTGCCAGATTCGGTAAGCCAACAGCCTCCTGGAGTTTCTGGCAGGCACCAAGCACAGATGAGTTAGACAGGTTTAACTCCCGGCGCATAAAGTCCAGCAGAATCACGCCAGCCTGCATCTTGTCAGCAGCCAGGCCGGATAATTTTTCCGGTGCACTGGTTACCATGTCGAAGGTGCGGATCACCTTCAGGTGGAATGACGGACTGATCCACATTGCATAGGAATAAACCAGTTCTTTGCAGACATACGTCCCCCGGCTATTTCCACCATGAATAACGGTAACCGGGTCCATGTTGACCAAGTTGCTAATTTGCAACTCGCTAATTAAACGTCCTGTTTGCTCATTACGAAGCCAGAACGTGGGCTTATGTTTATCCAGAGAGCCAGCTGCACGGTGCAGATCATTAAGACTGTAACGACCATAAGCATCACGACGAACCTCGATACCATCAATGTTCATCAAATTATTCATGCTTTATTTCTCCTACTATCTGGCGGCTGCACCCACCGTTTTTTCATACCTGCTGATAGTTATCTCAACCTTCCCTTTCGGGATAACCGGCCCCCACTCCACCAGCATTCTTTTCACCTGACTGTCGTCTTCCCACACTCCTGCGTGGGTCAGCGCGTCAAACAGCGCTTTGTTATAGTTGTCCAGATCGCGGATCCGGTTGTCCGGAGGAAACAACACGATTTCTACTGATGCTGGCGCCGTCGTTGGTTTCGGCAGGCGGCGTAATTGCTCAATGATGGCTGTGCACGCCGCACTCTGAAATTTACGCCCCACCGCGCTTATCAGGTTTCGTCCTGCAAACGGTCCTTTATTGGGATGCCGCCAGTAAGTGTTCACGCTCGGAGGAAATGGCAATGTCAGCTTCATACCTTCACTCCCCGCTCATGTAGCCAATGGACCGCACGTAATTTCGCGTTCTCTTCGTTGGCAAGTAATGCGCGGATAATCCCGGCGGCTTCGTTGTCCTTCACAGTTGTGTGAAGCGTTATTCCCCGCGCCACACCACGCTTTATCGTGATGACGCCTTTTTTCTCCAACGCGCGGAGATGTTCTACTGCTGAATTCACCGATCGGTAACCCAGCATGGTGGCGAGTTCCTGATAAGTTGGCGAAAAGCCACGTTCTTTATGGTAAGAAATCAGCATATCCAGCACCTGCTGCTGGCATGGTGTTAACATCGTCATTCAGCCCCACATAATTTCCAGACAGATACCATCCATCACCTGACGCAACAAACTTTTTGCTTTTGCGTAAACACCGCTCACGGCGTTGCAGAAATTTGTTTCGGTCCTGTGGAGAATGGCACTCGCAGAATGCCTCCATCCAGACCGTTGCTGCGCGTCGGTAGAGCCCCTTCGACTCAAGCTCTTCGGCCTTACGGGTCAGCCGCAAAATCACCCGGGGGTCGTTGGTGCCGGTATAGCAATTCCGCACCGGTTTGGTTGCAGCGGTTGGTTCCTCGTGCAGTGCATAATGCCTGTGTGTCTCGCCTTCGTAGCGATGAGCAACGCGCCCGCTCTGGCGTAACTTGCTTGCGGTCTGTAAAACGCGCCGCCGCGGATAGCCTTCAAAAGCGTTTGCGATGTCGCTGGAAGTGCAGCCAGGATTTTTCCTCAATAAATTTTTGAACATCTGCCATTAGACTCATACTCACCCCCTGAACCCTGCCGGGACCTGGCTGTAATCCACGCTGTCGTAGTTGGACTTGAAAAACGGATCTTCACTTCTGGCGCCAGATACCGATGGAACTCCCCAGGACTCTTCAAAATGGCGGTCTGGGCCAAAGAACGTGACAGCCTGTTTCACGAATTGCGTGCCGCTGTTACCCGTCGCAGATACCCAGCCAGCGTAACGCTTCACACCTTCCAGCATGGTTTCAGGATTTACCCCTTCGTTCAGTCGAGCTTTCCAGGCTTTGAAGGCTGCTGATTTTGAATTGCCACCAGCACGCGCGGGATATGACCGCCATGCCAGCTCAAACTCTGGTGAGTATTCCAGTCGAGTTGAACGTACCCGAGCAGATGCCTCAGCAGATGCACCAATAGTCTTTGGTTCATTGACTGGTTCTTTGACTGGTTCAAAAGAGTGACTGGTTCTGGGTGAATCTCCTGCACTACCCCCTGGTGAATATCCTGCACTACCTGGTGAATTTGCTTCACTAGGTAGTGAATTATTTGCACTACCCCCTAGTGAATTTCCTGCACCATCCAGATGCAGACGATAGATATTACTTGAGTTACCTTTGTCACCTTTCCGGGTGATTTTTTTTACCAATCCGGACTCACAAAGCGCCGCAATATGATTCATAACCGAGCGTTTGCTGATCTCACACTGATCGGCAATATGCTGGTAGCTAGGCCAGCACTCTCCCTGATCGCTGGCGTTATCAGCCAGCTTAATCAGGACAAGTTTCCGCAATGGGTTACCCACACGAATTTTCATCGCTTTGACCATCAGCTCCATGCTCATGCCGCACCTCCTATACGTTTAAAGTTCCTCCCGGAAAGAAACGCAATGAGCGGATAGCTGAGGGTGTAATCGCGTCCCAATAGTTCGCAGACCACCTTCTGGCTTTCTGTATCAACAAGGCTGACGCGCAGAACGTGACCGCGGCTAGTGGCATACCACTGCCCTTCACATGGGCAATGACGGTACTGGCTGGTGAAACAGTTAATAATCTTCCTGATCATTTGCGTCCCCTTACCTCGGAAGGGTTCGGTAATAGATTGATGAGACGGGCACGCGCCGCAGCGTCATTGATGCGGTCATACAGATGATTCTGGCCCACAGCCTGGCCGCGTCCTCTGTGGTTACTAATGACCTGGCCATTTGATAATCTGCATTCATGCCGTAACAACTGGTGTACAGCCATGCCGACCACCAGCTGTTGCGACACAAAGTTATTTGCCGTTAAACTGTTCATGCGTTAGTTTCTCCACAGACACAAAACGCCACGGCGCCCGGAGCTGCACACTCGCGGGCGTCACTCTTTTCTGGGCGCAAAAAATTTTGTAGACCAGTGCTGCATGTTCCTGGAGCTTCGAAATTGACAGATACAGCTCGTCGTTAATGGCTGTCCGCTCATGAGGTTCCACCACCCCGTCTTCGATAGCTGAACGAATCTGTTTTGAATAACTGCCGATCTGCTCAATAACCTCCAGCAGACGCTGGTTGATATCAGCGTTTTCCACGTCCTCAACTTCCGGAAGCGATACAAACACTCCATTAGCAGACTGTGCGACAGCATCAGCGATGTAGTGAGTACCACTTGCTCGCTGCAACACCATTGCCCAGCCAAGCGGGAAAATCTGATCTCCATCTGCTCGAAGGCGGTTAAATAGCGCGTTCTCTGTTACGTCAAGCCATTCAGCTGCTTCGGCATAACCGCCAGGAAATGCTGCTATTGTTTTCTTGACAGCCTTCACATACGGCTCAGGCTGCTTTTCTATTTTCCAGTGACGCTTACCCACGGCTCACCTCCTGTTCCTGTGGTTTCAGCTCGCTCTGGTTTTGACTAGATTGAAAACGAGCTGGGTAGAGAATCTGCATTTCGCTAATTTCCCCCTTAAAAAAATTGGCGAGACGTTCCGCTAGATCGATGGATGGAACCTGCTCCAGTCTCTCAATACGGCTTAACGTCGCCTGATTGACCTGAACACAATCAGCTACATGCTGTAATGTAAAACCATGCGCCTTACGCACATTTCGTAATGGTGATTGCATACACCCTCCAATTATTGCGCCATGTGCATGTTATTTGACGCAATTAAATTGCGCAAGTTGATTTGCTTAACTCGCAATAAAGAAATGTAATAAACGCATGAGCATAGGAAACCGAGTTAGACAACTTCGCCAAGCGAAGAACATGAAAATTGCCGACCTCGCTGAAGCCATTGGTGTGGATTCGGCGAATATCTCGCGCCTTGAGACAGGTAAGCAGAAGCAATTTACCGAGCAAGCCCTGGGCAATATTGCCAAGAGCTTAGGCGTTGAAATTGCAGAACTCTTTACCTCTGAGCTCAAAAATAATACTGTATGTAAAAACAGTATTAATGAGGGTGATACGCAGGTGAAGGATGTATTCCGTATTGAATTGCTGGATGTCAGTGCCAGTGCGGGAAATGGCCTTATCCAGGGTGGTGATGTCATTGATGTGATTCATGCTATCGAATACAGAACTGATAATGCTTTATCGATGTTTGGCGGCCGACCTGCCAATCACATAAAAGTCATCAACGTTCGTGGGGACAGTATGTGTCCAACCATTGAGCCTGGAGATCTAATCTTCGTCGATGTCAGCATCAATCAGTTCGATGGTGATGGTATCTATGTCTTTGGTTTTGACGACAAAATATACGTTAAACGACTGCAAATGATACCAGACAAACTGTTGGTAATTTCTGATAACCAGATTTACCGTGAATGGGGAATCACCAGCGAAAACGAACACCGATTCATGGTCTTTGGAAAGGTCTTAATCAGTCAGTCGCAAACCCTTAAGCGACACAATTAAGTCAGCATACTCTTCATCGGCCACCACAAGGTGGCTTTTTTTTACCCCGCAAATTGCATATATCGCAATAAAAACACTTGCACACCACGCAATTTCATTTTATCTTTCCCCACAGACAAACGAACAGGCAGGACGCCCACGAAGTAGCCGCCTGGGAATACGAAGTCGGGATGATTCGTTAGCAACAAAAAAGCGCCCTACCGGACGCTTCGCTCTTTAAAAATCAGTAACCCTCACTTTGGGCCTGGATTTGGTGGCCGGGGACGAGGTGGAATATGAAAAGGCTCTATTGGTCGACTCATTATCCAATCCTATTATTTTTTATTTCTTCGGTTTCGGTGGTTTCGGCTTCGGAGGTACATGTCCGTGAACTGGATTCTGCTTGTTGGCCATCATTTATATCCGTTAGTTCATTTTCTAGAGGTAGATCTCCCGCACACCAAGCTATAAATTTTTCTTTGGTTGTTAAGTCGTACTTTGTTGGAACACCAGCAAAGATGCAGGCTCGAATGAAAGCCGCTCGTTCAAGTGATTTCCATGGATTACTATCCGTATCTTGGATTTTTAAATATCTAGCTTGCAACTGTTCTTCAGAAAGAGTATCAGACTCGATCAACAGTCTTTTATAATGCCTCGCTTGCTCTTTAGAAATCCCCGCCTCTTGGCCGAACTGATAGACCAATTGAAGAACCGAAAGCACGGCAACAAACAAACCAAAAACAAATAAATTACTGTACGGTGCAAAAACTGAAAAACCGAGAACGATTAACATCAACGTTATTAATTTATCAATACGTGTTAACAACGTGTAATTCATCTTCTCCAGTACATAAGAGTAGTGAATATAAAAGTTATAATCGTCTCTGGTCATAATAACTCAGTTTTCCTTGGGTGGCTTTGGAGGCATTGGAGGCCTTTGTCTTAACGGCAAATGCTTCTCTTCATACTTATCTACACATAGTTTCATATAAGTCCTTATCGTTGCTGGGGAGGGTTACATAATAACCGAATCCTTGTTGTTGGGGAATAACCAGGATCCACCTCGCCTGATGTGGCTAAAAGCAGGCACATAACAGCTAAGTATTTTCAACCAGAGAGAATCCTTAGCGTTGTGGTGAATGCGGCTCAGCGCACGCGGGTTAAGGTTGAGGCTGACAGTCGACCTTCTGTGGATACCCACCCGCCTGGTGTGCAACCTTCGCCAGGCACCGGGAGGCACCCGGCACCACAACTTTATGCTGTGTGTAGTCTTGGCGGTACCAGTTTGTACCCTTGCTTCCGGCTGGTACCGCCCTTTTTACAAAACAGAGAAGAGTATCCCCGGATGACAGGGTCATAACCCGATCTATCCTGATAGTTGTGACCACTGATGCTCTTCTCTGTTTTGTGGAGAAACTAACCGACCATGCAGGGTCGATATGCTGAGACTAAGCAGTTAGTGAAGTAATAAGGTGATCGCATATGCTTCAAATGTTAACTCTTGAAGAATGGG